GGCTTACGGGACCTCACCGCCATCTCGGTCGACACGATCCAGCGCATCGAGAGCGGGCGCAGCGATCCGAAGGTGAGCTCCCTGTGTCGGATCGCCGCGGCGCTCGAGGTGGACGTCGCCGACTTCTTCCGCGACGAGCCGGACGCTGGCGCCGGAGACCGCACCCGCTGAGGCGACCGGGCAGAACCGGGCCAAGGTCGAGCAGGCCGTGAAGGGCTGACAGCAGCGAGCCCGCCGCGGTGCATCACGCCGCGGCGGGCCAGAAGCGATCCTCGACTTGCTCGTAGGGTCGATGCATCCAGTGTCTCAGGCGCCGCTGACAACGGTGGGGGCTCCGCATGACATGCAGTGTGGTCGCCCCGTGTAGCCGGTGACCGTCCCGTCCCCGGCCAGGCAGACCGCCCCGTTCGGTGCGGTGTTGTCGCCGTGCAGCACGAACCACGCCTCGCCGCAGGTGCAGATCATTCCGTCGTAGGCGGGCTGGACCTCGGGCCTACGCTCGTCCATGTCGATGATGTCCATGCATCAAGAGTCGGCTACGGGGAGTGCCGCTCCCAAGGGGAATCCGTGAACGGATTAGACTCGAACATGTGTCCGACCTGCCGCCCGACCTTCCCCGTCTCCGCACCCTGGAGACCTGGCTCCAGCTGCAGCTCGCTCGGGTCCAGCAGGAGATCCGGCACCTCGAGGACCAAGCCCGCATCCACACACCCAGCCCCGACCCGGTGCCACCCGAGTGGCTGGCCGAGTACGACATCGGCGCCCAGCGTCGACTCCTCCAGATCCACACCGGGGACTGCCGCATGACCGGCACCCGGGTCAAGCCCATCGACGAGGCCGCGGCCAGGAGAGGCTGCGTCGAGGCGGGGGCGTGCCAGTTCTGCCGGCCCGACACCGTGCTCGGAGTGCTCGAGTAGGCGGCCGTCAAGAGCATGTGCAGGATGTGCACGCGGGCATGCGCCTGCCCTCCCGTGGGGAGCCGGGAGGGGCGCGGCCTCGCCCGGACGTAGCACCCGCAGGCGAGGTCCGCACAGCATGCACCCGGAGCGGCTGGCTGGGAAGACCCTGGCCGGAACGCACGAACGCCCCGCCTCCGCTGGGGGCAGAGGCGGGGCGTAGGGCTGCGGGCTAGGCCGGCATCCCAGGGACCTGCTCGAAGGTCGCGCACTCCCGGTTGGTGCAGATGACCCTCTCCTGCTCTCCCGGCTCCTCGTACCTGCGCAAGCCCCAGGTGCCGCACGTGGGACAGGCGTGGTCCGGGAACGGCTTGGTGTACTTCTTCATGAACTCAGAGAACGGAGTGCTCATCGCGACATGGTGCACCGTTCGACATCAGTCGCGCTACGGCCGCGCGGAGGTACGCTGACGCGGCGATGCCCCCGCCACTTTCCCTGGCGGGGGCATCGTCCACTCACTTCTCGTCGTCCGCGTGGTGACCTACCCACTCGACGCCGGACACGAGGCCCGCAGCGGATGTGCCAACGAAACTGGGCGCCCATCCGTCAGCGATGAACTTTGCCGCAGTGGCTGGCGGTACCCAGCGGTCCCCCCGAGCTGGGTCGGACATCCAGGCAGCCAGATCGTCAGCCGTGGCGAACACGGGGCTGATCGGGGAGCCTTCGCTGACGGTCTCCCAGAGCTGCCAGCCGTCGCCCTTGGGCGGATCGGTCGGCTCCCATGCCTCCGCCTCGGCGCGCTGGCCTTCGTACTTCTCCAGGCTGGCGTGTCCCTTGCAGGTCGGGCAGGTTTCGTCGACACCCTCACGCTCACACCGGGCCCGAATGACGACGCTCGCATTGATCGAGTCGTGTCCCATGCCGCGCAAGGACCACTCGTTGACTTGTTCGGCGGTGGGCGTCACGGGCGGCTCGATCTTCTGCCAGCCTTCCTCGCGGTTCCAGGTGTGGGTGAAGTCGCGGAGTCGACCGGCTGCGACCAGGGCGTCCACATCGTCTTGGGCGAGGTGGTGAGACCACTGGCCGTTGAACAGGCTGGCCAGCCGCTGCCCCTCGCGAACGAGGGCGGCTTCGCCGGTGCCGTAGTAGTCCGGCGCGTTGGCGAGGTTGCGCTCGGCGAACGCCTGGACGGCGGGGCTATCGTGCCGCCAAGGGGTGGATCCGGTGCTGGCTGGGTCGAACGGGAGGTAGCCGTACCAGAGGTCGTACAGGTTCTGCGCGTGCGGCGAGTAGCCGCTCTTGCAGTCGGGGCAGGGGGTCTCGTCGAACTTGTCGGGGCTGAGGAAGCCCTCCCAGACCTTGCTCTGCGGCCAGTCGAAGTCGAGCGGCACGCGGCGGATCTCTCGACCCATGGTTACTTCACCCTCTCGAGGTAGCGGTAGATGGTGGTGCGAGCGACGCCGAGTTCGTCGGCGATGTCCTGCACGGTGTGCTTGCGTTTGCCGTCTTCGCCCAGCTCGTCGTACATCTTCTGAGCGAGCGCGACCTGTCGGGGCTTGAGGACCGCCTTGCGTCCACCGTTCCTTCCACGGGCCCGAGCCGCCTCGAGTCCTTCCTTGGTCCGCTCGACCATGAGGCTGTGCTCGAACTCGGCGATGGCTCCGAGGATGTGGAAGAACATACGGCCCACGGGTGTCGAGGTGTCGATGCCCTGGTCCAGGACGACGAGCGCGACACCCTGTTTCTGCAGCTTCTCGGACAGCTCGATCAGGTTTTTCAGCGAGCGGCCGAGCCGGTCCAGCTTGGTGATGACGAACTGGTCGCCGTCGCGGGCAGACAGCAGTGCCTTGTCCAGCTCGGGCCGTGATGCAAGCTTGCCGCTGAGCTTGTCGACGAAGATGCGGTCGCAGCCGGCGGCCGTGAGCGCGTCCTCCTGCGCTTCGGGGTTCTGGTCTCGGGTGGAGACCCGCCCGTATCCGATTCTCATGGATTGAGCGTAGCGCAATGGGGGGTTTGCGCGACATAGTTAAGGATATGAGTTCTCGTCATATCTGTGCTGCAGGAACGGAGTAGACGCAGCCGCTGACGACAGACGTTCGTTTGCGGACACAGCAGAACGCCCCCACCGCCGGAGCGGTGGGGGCGTTCAGTTCGTCAGGAAGGATCCTCCGGTCCGGCCGGCTCGCCGGGCGGCGGGAAGGACGGTTCGAGGAACGGCCGGATGGACGGCGTGGGTGGTGTCGGTACGACGCCCATGGCGGCGAGCGTCCCCACATCCGCCGCACTCTCATCCACGCGGCGGGACACCGGCCGCTGCGTCGGCGACTCCAAGTCGGGCATAGCTCTCCTACAGGTAGTGGACGGCGGCCACGTTGATGACGAGGTGAATCGTGTTGTCCGCAATGATCATCAGCCACACGGTCATCCATGGAGGTCGGTCCTTGTGGTAGCCCGTCGCCGAGCACTCGGACCACGGATGCCAGTAGCTGCGCGGGGCCATGAAGTTCTTGACCCAGACGACATGTCTCGCAAGGCGGTAGTGATCGATGATCGCATGCGTGCCAACGATCACCGCCAGCGCGGCCGGTGACTGGGTGACGAACAGGAACGGCAGCCCATACGTGAGGGCGTGAGCCCAGGCGGGCCACCAGCGCTTCGTCTTCTCGTTCGCCATCCAGTCGGACTGCAACAGGTAGTCGCCCGCCAAGTGAGCCAGGAGAACACCAACCATCAGAGCCTCCTGTATGCGGCGGTCGCTGCGAGGGCGCCCAGGCCAAGTAGGCCGGGCTCGCTGGCGGGCGGCTGCTCGCTGGTGGTGCGCCTGCAGACGAGCGCGTCGGGGTCGCCCTTCGCGGGCTGGAGGCTGTAGCCGTCGGGGCAGGTCTGCCCGTTCTGCCCGTCGCGTCCGTCGGCTCCGTCCTTGCCGTCCGCTCCCGGCGGTCCGGCCGGGCCGGCTGGTCCCGCCGGACCGGGTTCGCCCTGGGGTCCTGGCGGGCCTGCATCCCCGGAGTCTCCGGGGGCGCCGTCCTGCCCGGGTGCTCCGCTCTCGCCGACACCATCCGTGCCGGGGCTGCCTGAAGGTCCGGGCCTGCCGCTGGGGCCTGCCGGTCCGGGCGGGCCTGTGGGACCGGATTCGCCCTGCCGGCCGGGTGGCCCTGTCGGGCCGACCGGACCCTCGCGCGGCTCGCCGCGGGATCCGGGCGGTCCGGCGACCGGCTTCTGCCCCAACTGCTCCACCTGGGCGGCCAGAGCATCCCGCGCCTCGTTTGCCGCACGCAGGTCACTGGCCAGGCCCTGCATGGTGATGACGAGGAACGCGAACCCGGCCAGCCCAAGCGCCACCATCACGGCGAACGCCAGGTCGCGGCGTCGGCGGAGCGCGTCCAGGTTCCTGTGTCGTCTCACGCTGCCGCCCCCTGCGTCTGTATGTACACGGTGAGCAGCAGCATGAGTACCGGGGCGATGATCGCGGTGAAGATGAGGCGCCGGTCGTGTGCCCGCCGGTCCGCGAGTCGCTGCTGCTCGTCGCGGAGGTCTTTCGCTTCCTGCTCGCGTGAGTCCTCGATGGACTTGACCCGCTCGACGATGACTCGGAGCGCTTCGTCCCTGGCCAGCTGCTCGATCTGGTAGCGCTCCATGGAGACTTTGCTGTCGAGCCGTGAGCCGAGGTCTCGGAAGTCCTCCTTGAGATCTGTGCGGACGTCCTCGAGGCGGCGCATCACCTCGCCGAGAGTCGGCTCGTTCGGCACGTGCTGGCTCCGATCAGACGCCGGTCGTCGGCTTCGTTACTGCCGCCGGCGTGGGTGACACCTGCCCGCGGGTGGCGAGTCCGAGGACGGCGAGCACGACGGCGTTCAGGGCGCCGACGGTCTCGGGGCTCACGTTGAAACCGTAAGCGCCGAGCAGGGCGACCGCGGCGGCGACCAGGCCGGTGAACGCGGACGGCGCGATGGGCCGGGTGACGGCAGCGGTGGCCGCGGCGAACACGGCGGACACGACGGCGACGATCGCACCCGCCTGCTCGCCCGACAGGCCGAAGTTGAACGAGACGAGCAGGCTCAGGCCCGCTGACACAGCGGCAATGATGAGAGCAGGTTCGCGTCCGAAGATTCTCATGATGGTGGTCCGTTTCTAGGCGCGTTCGGCGAGCCAGCGCCGGACGGTCTGGTTGTGTCTGGCGTCGGCGAGCGCGTTGTGCTCGGCGCCTTCCTGCTTCGGCAAGTCGTCCCACGCGTAGCCGAGGCGGCGGGCTTCCTGCTGAATGTCGTGGGTGAACATGGGGACGCCCTCGGGGAGGTCGATCATCCGACCCCAGAGCTGGGCGAGGCAGACGTGGTCGTAGGCCCCGTAGTTGGCCCACAGCTCGACGTTGGGCCCGGCAGCCTGGATGAAGGCGGCTACCTCGGCGGCGATGGTTGTGCGGGCCTTCACTGTCGGGTCGAAGTAGTCGACCAGCCACCTACGTGGCAGGTGGTTGCGGCGGTCTCCGTGCCCGTGGGGCAGGTGCGGGACGACGTTCTCCATGAGCCAGTCGTGCTTGCGGATGCGCCTTACGGGCATGTCCGAGCTCACGGCGTAGTACTCGCGGCCGTCGTCGCACACCATGCCGATGGAGATCAGCTCGATGGTGCGGCCGTCCTCGAGGAACTCGAGGTCGTAGTCGATGACGGTCACTCGGCGAGCCTCGCTGCGAGCTTGTCGGCGATGGCGGTGGCCAGGGCCGGGTGTTTGGCGACGGCCTCGGCGATAGCGGCGATCTGCGCGTCGGTCACGCCGGTGCGGTCGAGCGCGTCGACAAGCTCGGTGACCTTGGCCAGCGTCTGGCGGCCGGCCTCCACGCCGGTCTGCAGGGCGTACTTCGCCGACCATGTCCGGTTGGTCTCGTAGTCCTCGTTGGCGTGCGGCGGCCGCGCGGCCGGGATGATGTCCCGGTTCCAGATCCGGTCAAGGTCGGAGTTCTCCAGCGTGCCGCCGCCCGCGATGAGCATGTGCACGGTGGCCTTGGCGACGCGCTGCACGTCGGCATCGGTCAGGGGCATGTCGTCCTCCTCGGACGGGCTGGTGGTGGTCGGGGCGCCGCTCAGGCGGGCGGCGATGCGGGCCTGCATGGCGGGCCAGTCGACGCCGCGGGGGTCGACCTTGCCGGGCTGCCAGTCGAGGTGACGGAGCGCGCTGCGCCAGCCCCAGCCGTGCGCCCGGCAGATCGCGGCCAAGGCCTTCTCGATGGCCTCGAGCTGGGCGGCCGGCCACGTGTCGCGACCGTCGCCGAGGTTGATGGCCTCGAAGCCGTAGAAGTGCCGGTTGCCGTCGGTGTTCGCCTCGTTGTCGGGCGGGAGTTCACGCTCGTCGATGACGGCGCGCAGCACGTCGTCGTCCCCGAGACCGGCATGGTTCGCCCGGCCGTTGCCGACCAGGTACACGGTGCCGTCCTTGTCGATGACGCCGTGGCACAGCGGTCCGGGCAGCGTGGAGTGGCCGTTGTAGCAGAGCTCGACGCTGGACATGGTGCCGCTGGTGACGGTGTGGTGGATCATCACCCCGTGCACCGGCCCCCACAGCCCCTTGTGGTTCCGGTTATGCGTCCGCCACGACCGGTGCTCGACAACGCGCAGGCCCTCGTCCCGCAGCGCGCGGAGCAGCCGGTCGGCGGACAGAGGTGTGGCCATCGGATCCTCCTCTCAGGTCAGGTTGTGACCGGGGGCCGTGTGCCCGCCGGTCCAGTCGAGATCGGTCGTCGCCGCCAGGGCGAGCGCGGTCGATGCGCTCCAGCCATTGCTGGTCAGGTCGTTGCCCGCGACCACGCACCCGGTCGCTGACGAGGCCACGCTCACTCCGTTGTCCGTGCCCGTGCCGGCCTTGCGGACTTGGTTACCGGTCACCGTGCACCGCGGCGAAACCAGCCGTACTCCGGCACGGGCCGCGCGGTGGATGAGGTTGCCCTGTACGAGGCTGTCGCCACCGGGGCTGACGTGGGCGCCGACAGCGATGCCGTGGTTCGCGCTGGTGCCGTGGATCGTGTTGCCCGTGACGGAGCAGCCGGAGGAGCCAGCGATGTTGATGCCGTTCGAGCCGGAGTCCCGCACGCTGTTGATGGCGACCTCAGCGCCTGGGGACTCGAGGACGAGGAGCCCGCCGCCCGAGGAGCCGTTGATCCGGTTGCCGGTGACCATCACACCGGGCGCGTGGTCGGCGCGAATGCCGTACCCGCTGGCGTCCGACACCCGGTTGCCTTGGACCTGCGTGTCGGTCCACTGCCCGTCAGGCCGGCCCTCCACGAGGATGCCCGCGCCCGAGCCGCTGTGCCGGATCTGATTGGCCTCGACGGCGAGCCCGGTGCAGGACTGGGCGAGCGTCGTCAATGCATGGACCCCGGGCCCGCCTGTGTTCCGGATCTTGTTGCCGGTGATGGAGGAGTCGCGCCAGTACTGGGCGCGGATCCCTGCCTCGTAGGCGCCGACGATCTCGCAGGACTCCACCGTGATCCGGTCGTACCAGGAGCCGCCGACGATGCTGTGTGAGCCGATCGCGCGGCCCCAGTCGCCGAGCCGTTCGGAGGGGCCGAACCAGCAGCGGGAGATGCTGACGTCTTCGCAGGCGGTGCCGTCGAACTGGCCGATCGCCGACGACCCAGAGCGGGCCACGTCCAGCTCGATCGCTTCGGAGGTGAGACGGTTCTGCTCGGGTGTGTTGTCGGTGAAGCCTTCGAAGCGGCACGTCTCCACGCGCGCACCGGAGACTGCGTTGAGCTCGAGGCCGTGGGCGCCGGAACAGTCGCGGAATGTGGCGTCGCGGACGGTGATGTTGCGGCAGTGGATGAAGCAAGCGATGTTCGTGACCGAGGTGACGAGCCCGCTGCCGTCCGGCGCCTTGGCGTTGCCGTCCCACAGGCCGCCCAGGATCGCGATGTCGGAGTGCCCGTCGTAGCCGGAGAAGGAGCTGTCCGGGAAGAAGTTCCGCAGTACGCCCCGCGCGTGGAAGCCGGCCCGCACGGTCGCCCCGTAGGCGATCACCGTTGTCCGGTCCCGGACCACGATGAAGTCGGTCACCATGTACGTCCGCCCCGGGGGGAAGACGACCACCCCGCCGCCGGCCGCATACGCCGCGTCGAGCGCGGCCTGGATCGCCAGCGTGTCGTCCGTGGCCCCGTCGCCGACCGCCTCGAAGTCCGTGACGGACAGCCAACCGGTGCCCGCCATCAGACGCCCGCCGCAGGCGGCCACGGGTCGCCGGGCTGGCGGCACACGTAGGCGCGGCTCGCGTCGACGCTGGCCTCCGGATGAAGTTCCTGCAGCTTGGCGGCGAATGCCTCCATCGCCGCTGCGGCCGCCTCGTCGACGTCGGTCGGCGGGCTGCTGGTCGTCATGTCGAAGCTGACCTGGATGTACACCTCGCTGGCGTCGGCGTACTGGGTCACGCTGTACAGGACGCTGCGCGCGCCTTCGGGCATGGGCATGAGGCCCCCTTCGAGGGCATGAAAAAAGCCCCTGCCGGGGCGGCGGTCGGGGGCAGATCAGAGGCTGTACATGATTCCGTTGAGGGACACCCACGGAGGCTGGTCGGTCGAGCTGTTGGTGCCGACGACCAGCAGGTGTCCACCGGTCTGAGCGTCGATCTTCAAGGAGACGACGGTCGACGAGACGGCCGAGCAGGCGGCCGCCGTGGTCCGTAGCGTCGACGGCCGGACCGTCGTGGGCAGCGCCGACGAGGTGAACACGCTGCCGTTCGCGATCGATCCGCCCGGGTAGGTGAGGTTCAGGCCGCCGCGCAGCTGCACGGACAGCTCGCCGAAGAAGTTGACCAGCCGGTACTGCGGGGTGCCGTTCGAGTTTCCGTTCCCGGTGTAGCCGGTGGCCAGCGGGATCGTGGACCATGCTGAGGCGCCGGCGGCCATGACGGTCCACTGGGTGCCGTCGTACATGGTCATGAGTTTCTCGGTGTCGAGCCACGCCTGCATGCCCGCCACCGGGGCAGAGTCACCGACGAGGGTCGCGTTGCGAGACGAGGCCGAGGTGAACCGCAGGATCGTGCGGCCGACGATGCTGTTCATGCCGCTGCCGACGGTGCCGGCATTCGGCGAGTCGGTCAGGGCGGGGATCACGATGCTCTGGCCGTAGTCGTCTGTGGCCACGAGGTCCTCCTTGGTGTGAGGCCGTCAGGCCATTCGCTGGAGCTTCATCCACGAGTGCGCGTAGATGGTGGACGCGGTCGCATCCGAACCGTTCTGGCACCAGCGCACAGCGACCGTGCCGCCAGTGCCCCCGGTGACGACCGTGCCGATCGGATGGGCGCTGGAGAAAGTCCCCGACTGGCCACCGAGCGGGATCGTGGTGGTGAAGTCCAGCAGCGACTGGATACGCAGCTGCGACGTGGTGCTGCCCGCGGTGGCAGACAGGTCCGGGCCGCGGGAGGCGTAGGCGCCGACCGACCCGGACGGTGCGGTGAAGCCGATACGGATGTCGCCGGTTGAGGCTGCGATATAGGCGATGAAGCATTCCACCGTGTACACGGCGTTTGGGGCGACAGTGACTGCCAGGTGCGGGTCATCCGTGGGCGTGGTGTTGCTGGCCCGTGAAGTGTCCGACGGTTTTCGTGCGAACAGCCACCCGCCGATGCCGACGTTCGCGCTCGCGGTGCGGCCGACCGCGACCCAGTTTCCGGCCCCCGAGTTGGTGAGGAAGATCTGATCCCCGACCGCGGGAGCCGGATAGCTGTCGAGGCGGCGGGCAACGATGACGCCGACGTTGACGGTCCCGTCGCCGTTGACCGCGGTGACGACCGCTGTCTGCCAGTCCGCGCCGCGCACCTTCGGGTCCGCGGCCCCGGCCTGCACCGTGCGCCGGCGGATTGCGGCCGCCACCTCCTGCGCCGAGGATCCGCTCACGTGCCCTCCTTCGCGGAGATGGTGCGAACGACGAAGTCCCCGTCGACACCGAGCGGCACGGGGAAGCTGTGCGCCTGGTGCAGCTCTCTCGTTCCGTCCGGGTATGCGGCACGGAACACATCCCCCGGGGCGAGCGCCGGGTTGGGCAGTGACGTGATGTCCGCGCTGGCGTTCGGGGCCTTCGCCGCACGGAGCTTGAGCGTGGCTGCCGAGGTGCACTGCCCTGTGGTGATGAGCGTGGCCGAGGAGTAGAAGTCGGGACGGTGCCCGAAGTCCCCATCCCAGTACGTAGGCGATCCGGGGTCGTTGTCGATCACCAACGCGGACACCGGAGCCGTGTCGGTCTCCGTGTTCTCACCGCGGGCATGGATCCCGTTGAACACTCCGTCGGCGGTCATGCCGCGGATTGCACGGATGTAGGCGCCGCCCTCCCCGGCCTTGATGTCCCACACCGGAGTGGCGGTCAGTAGGTCCGGCAGCTCGGCTACTACGAATATTCCGTCCGGGTCGGCATATACCTCGGCCCCGATAGCCGTGCCGAGTTCGACGATGGCAGTCCACGGGTCGGTGTCGACGTCCCATGTGCGGGGTCCGATCGTCGCGTCCACCACGGTGTCCCCGGTGATCACGACGGCGTCGGGGATGCTGCGCTGGATCAGCGCGGTGATCGCTCCGACCGCCAGGCCGCTGGCCCGGTACGGCTCGGTGAACCGATCGTCGGCGACGATGCACTCGAGGCTCTTGCCCTGGATCGTCACCGGCCCTTCGTCCACATCGCCTGAAACCTCGTCGATGCGGAACACCCCGAGGGGGACCAGCTCCCGGGCGCCGCCGCCGTAGTCCACACCACGGCTGATACGCAGCCGCGCTCCGTACACGCTGAGCTTGTCCACGGCGGTGCGCGGGATCAGGGACACGTCGGCGAGGGCGACCGTGCAGGTGCGCCGGCACTGCTGCCCCCGGTCCACGGTCACCACCCCGCCGGTGTGCGGCAGGTGTTCCACTTGGCCGTCGGTGCGGAACAGGGTCACCTCGGTGACCAAGGTGTGACTCTCGACGATGGCTTTCAGGAACCGGGCGGAGACGGGGTACAAGGTCAGCCTCCGATCGGCCGGTTGAGGAGCACGTCCTCCCACGTCTCGTAGGAGTCGAGAACCTCCTGCCACGTGGCATGCTCGGTGAGGATGTCCTGCCAGGTGCGGCCTGCGGATCCGGACACCCCGATGGTCACTGGCATGTCCTGTTCGGTCAGCGGGAGCGACCAGATCCGCGTGGGCTCCTGGCCGTGATTGACGAGCCGCGCCTCGGTGGTCTCGCCGACCGCGTAGTACCGATCTTCCAGCCCGAGCCCCGGGGCGAACTGCACAAGCAGCACGTTGCCCGAGTCGAGAATCCAGTGCAGGGCTAGGCGCTCGTCGTCGCTGCGGGTGCGGACGGCGAGGCTGCCCTGCACCCCGCCACGTACATCTGACAGGATCACCGCGTTGCGGCGCCCCCGGACCCGGTGCGCGGTCTGAGTGATGGGCCGCTGCCAGTCCGGCGCCGTTGATGCGGCGATGCGCAGGTTTCTCTGCGGGTAGCCAGGGTCCTTGACCCACACCTCGGTCGGGTCGGCGTGCATCAGGGTCACCGGACCGGCGGCACGGGTTTGTGTGAGGTCCGTCCCGTCTCGCACCTCCGCATACCAGCGGACCGCGACACCCAGCGGCGCCTCGTAGTCCTCGATGACCAGTGTCTCCGAGGTGACGGTGACCGCGTCGAGGAGCCCGTCCGGGCCGCGCACAAGCTGGCGCCCCCCGTCGGGCAGCACCCGCCAAACGGTCAGGGTCTGCCCCAGGTTGAGCTCCCGCAGGGTGACGGTCACGCTGGCCGTCTCCTGGTCGGCGACAGCCTCCGCCAGGGGCATCGACTCCCACAGCCCCACCCGGTCCATGTAGAGTTCGGCCGACACGGCGCCAGCGGTGAGCGTGTACTCAGCCTCCGCCTGAGTTGCACCGGCCGGGGCGACTGCCTGCGAGGACAAGTTCCACCAGCCGGGCGTGGGCACCGCATTCGGCGTGCCGGCCGTGGCCCCCAGATCGGTGTCTGCGTCGTCGTACCAGCGGATGGCGCGCGTCAGGGTCCACGAGCCCGAGATGACTTTCATGGATGCGGCCACGGTCCACGAGAGGCCTGCGGCAGCCCCCACTTGCATCCGGCCCGAGCGGATCACCGATGTGGTGGCAGTCGCCGAGGTGACCTTCATCGAGTAGGCGCCGGTGAGCGCGTCCGTGCCCCACGGCTCCAGCCGCGCCAGTGCCGCCACCCCTGATACGGCCGTCCACGAACCGATGCCCTGCTCGAAGGAGGCGTCCTCGTAGGGCATCACCGTGCCCTCGTAGACGGCCGGCGCGACCGATATGACGGTGGCGTCGGTGCGCAGCACCTGGCCGGCCGTCGCGCCCACCAGACCGAACGCGACCGTGGCGTAGGCCGCGTTCGCGGGTGCCGTATCGGATACCCGCTGCCGGTACCAGTTCGTGCCGGGCTCGGCGAGCACCGAGCGGGTTGCCTGGATCTGCGCAAGACTCGAGTCGTAGAACCGCAGCTCGATCCAGGCCGTCGACCCCACGCTGGGCGGGTTCAGGTAGGTGTACGCCAGGTACTCCTGGCCGGGTGTGACCGTAGGCAGATCGATGCTGCGGAATTCCGCATCGCCGTTCGCGGTCACCGTCATTGTGGCGACGTGGCCGCCGGCGATGTAGTTGGTCGCCGACCACCCGACTGGCGGCACCGTGCGGGACAGCGTGCAGTTGACGAGTGCTTCGTACTCCCAGCCTGCTGCCCGTTCGCTGGTCTCGGCGTTCGCCGACAGGAGGTTGCCCGTGGTGCGCTGCGGCAGCCCCAAATAGATGTTGTCGAAGTACGAGATGACACCAGCGCCGGCCGGGGTGGACGAGAAGATGACCTGCGCGAACTCGGCCCCATTCGGCGCCCAGTCAGCCACTGCGATCCGATGCCACGACGCCGCCGCCGAAGCCGTAGTCAGCGACCACGAGATGCTGAGCTCCGCCGAGGACGAGTCGAGCCACCTGATGCCGACACGCTCCGGCACCGTGCCGCTTGAAGCATCAGAGAAGACCGCGTACTCGACACCCGGGGTCACCGGGTACGAGGCGACCGTGCGGGCCTGCATCTCCCCGGCCGCGAGGCTGTTCATCGCAAGGCAGCCATCCGTCACCGTGCCACCAGCGCCATGGCCGATCGCACAGTTCAGGTGCGCCACCCATCCCGAGGTGTTCGGGTCGACCGTCGACGTCGTCTCGCTGAGGAAGTTCCCCGGAATCGCCACGTCACATCCCCCCGCCCGCGTTCAGGACCTGCACCAGTTCGCCGTTCGCCTTGCGCACCTCGGCACGGGCGATCCCCCGGACCGGCTCCCCGTCGAGGAACACGTGCACCTCAAGCGGCCCGAGCGTCGGCACCTCTCGTGGCTGCGCGGCCACGAGCCTTGTGACGGCAGTCTCGACCATGTCGATCATTGACGGGCCCGGAGAAGCGGTCCGGGCCGGCCGCGGCGCAGGTGCACTCTTCATGGCAGCAAGCCCTGCCGCACGGCCCTCGTTGATCGCGTTGAGCTGGGCAAGGCCGATCTTGCGAACGGCCGCTGCCCGGATTACGAACTCGCCATTCGACGCCCACAGCGGGACGCTGTCCGACGTGCCGGTGCCGGGCCCGCGGATGAGTCCGCCCTTGGCCTTCAGCTGAGCCCCATGCGCGCCGCTGACGCGCGCCGTGTTACCGGTGACGTAGTGATGAGTCCGGACAAAGGTGGTTGCGGTACGGCCGTCGACATCCGCAAGGCCGCGGCGGGCCCTGTCGAGAGCCTTCTCGAGCTCCCTGATGTTCGCCCGCACCGCGGCCTTGCGGGAGTCGGGGACAGACCTCAGTTCCGCCTTGGCGTCCTTGAGCTTCCGGTCCAGGTCCCGCTTGTCGGCCCGCAGCTTGGCCGTCTTGTCGGGGGTGGCAAGGATCTGGTCGGCGAGTTTGCGGGCCTCGTCCGTGTCGAGGCCCATCTGCCGGGCCAACTGCTCGAGCTTGGCGCGGCCCCGCTCGTAGACCTTGTTGGCCGCGGTCCAGGAGCCGGTCTCCTCGTACTTCGCTTCCACCGCCTTCTGGGTGGCGTTGGCCAGATCATCGAGTGCCTGGTTGTTCGCGCGGCCCTTGGCGGTGTTCTCGTTGAGGGTCCTGCCGTTGTCCTTGAGCGCCTGGGTGGCCGCGTCGATCGCGGCCTCCATGCCGCGCACACCGCCCCGGGCCATGAGGTGCGCCTGGTCCAGCGCATGAATGGACTGGCGCAGCCCATCGGCCGCGGCCTTCTGCGCGTTGAGCTTGCCCTGCACCTCCTGCGCCTGGGCGCCGAAGATACCCATCGACTGGGCCGCCAGGTCCTGCTCGAACTTCAGATTCGCCAGGGCGGTGTCGTACTCGTCCAGGCCGTCCTTGAGCTTGGCAACCTGCTCCGGGTTCATGCTGGCGAGCATGTTCTCGAGCGACGCCTTGGCCAGGTCGGCCTTGCCTCCGGCGACTAGGGCGGCGAGTCCCTTGTCGATCGAGTCGACAGCAGCGTTGAACTCCTCAGTTGCGGCCCCGGCGTCGAGAAGTCCACCTGTGACGCTGGCCCCCCAGTTGTTGATGCTCTCCGCGACGCTGGGGTTGATGACCGCATTGAGTTGATCCCGCAGCTTTGCGAAGTCTTGGCCGAACTCGGCGAGCGCGACGCCGGTGAGCTTGCCGGTTCGGCCGAGTTCACCAAGCGAGGTCGTCAGCCTGTCAACGTCAGGCGGGGTCTCCTTGCCTGCCTGCGACAGCTCACTCAGGGCGATGAGCAGCAGCCCGATTCCGGTGCCCGCGATGGCAATCTTCGCGGTGCGGGACAGCGCGGTGATTGCGGCTCCGGTTGCTGCGAGCGGCCCGGGTGCTGCCGCGGCCGCGACACGCATGGCGACCAGCTGGGCGCCGAACGCGGCCACGAGGCCGCGTGCCGCGGCGAAGCCCGCGGTCGCCAGAGTGAGCGCCTTCACGGCGATGGCCAGCTGCAGGAACGCGGCGATCGCGCCCGGCGGAACGGCGGCGATGAGCTGGGCCAGAACCTTGACGACCTGAAGGAGCCCCACCCCGACTTCGGATCCGGCGCGCAGCAGGTTCATCAGCGCCTGGCCGATGCTGCGCATCGTCTCCCGCACCGTCGGTCCCTGGGCTCGGGCGTAGTCCATGAAGTCGCGCAGCCCGCCGCCAACCTCACCAGTGTCGAGGCGGCGCAGGAAGTCGACGATCGCCTCGTTGGCGCCCCGGATGGTACCGGTCGAGAAGTCGGTGAACTTGTCCACCAGGCGGTCGAACCCTGGCGACGCCATGCCCCCACCCACCAGGGTGATCATGCGGTCCAGTTCGGACGATGTCCCCTTCACCAGAGGAGTCAGCTTCGGCAGCAGGGCAGACGTGAGCGCCAGGCCCTTCGTGAAAGGGCCCAGCGTGTCCTTGGCCAGATCGTCGGACCACTCGCGATAGGTGTCCTTAAGGACGGACATCTGCGCTGCGGCCTTGCGCGCCTCAGGCGGCATCTTCGCCAGCTGCCGCGCGTAGTCAGCCTGGGCTTTGGCTGCTTCCTTCGAGTTGGCCCCGGACTCCTCGACGGCCTGCTGGTACTTCTCCTCAGCCTCGACCGCGTCGTTGACAGCGGAAATCTGCGGGCCGAGCGCGGCGGTGTACGCGGCCACCGCGACGCCGGCCGCCGCAGTGGACGCCACCAAGGGAGCCATGGCGGCAGCAACCGGGATGATGGCGGGCGCAAGGCTCAGGACCGACTTCTTGAGCGCCTCGGTCGCCTTCCCTGCGGCGTCCTCCGATGTCGACAGTGCGGCCATCCGGTCGGTGGTCGTGCGCGCAAACCGGTTGATGGCACCCGAGCTGTTCGTCGTCGCGGCGCTGATGCGGCGGTGTAGCCGGTTCGCTGAGTCGCCCGCCTGGTTCAGAACCCGGGACAACTGATCGCGGCCCTGCAAGATGAAGTTCATGCGACGGTCGGCCACTACTCGCCTCCCGCCTGCTGCTCTGCGATGTCACGATCTAGCCAGCGGACCAACTGCTCGAAGTCCTCGACCTTCTGCCGGTCGACGACGTCGGGCGGCATGCTCAGCCGGCAGGCGAAGAGTCCGAGGTACTCGACTCGCTGCTCGTCGATTCCGGGTTGGTCTTCGACTGGGATGACAGGCTGGCCTCCTCGAGGGCCGGCTTCTCCCCGCTGCCTTTTGGGCTGTCGACCATTTCCTTGATCATGGCCTCGGCGTGGTCCGGGTCGAATGCGATGCCCGACAGGCCGCGCAGCGCCTCAGCCAGTTCGTCACCCGTCACCTCGGTATCGCTCGAAGCGATCGCAAGAGCTTCGGTGATCCAGGTGACGACCTCCGTCTTGTCGAGCTTCGTGGTCAGTTCCTCGATCCCGGGGTCGAAAGCGTCGAAGGGCAGGCTGGGATGGCCGCGCTTCTTGATGACCCAGGCGATACCGCGCATCGCGTCCAGATCATCGTCCGCCAGCCCCTGCTTGATGAGCGGCCACTTCTGGTTGATCGTCCTCGAGACGATGGACACCTCGGAGACCCGCAGGGAGCGCGCGTCGAAGTGCTCCGGCTCACCCTCGGCAGGTGTGTAGACGATGATCAAAGGGAGCTCCTAGAGCTGGTTGCGGACGTCGTCGAGAATCCGTGCAACCTCCGCCTGCATACGCGACGTATGCTTCTGCACGGTCTTGTCCCACCACAGCGGTGTGGTCCACTGGTTCACCCAGCGCTTCTTGTTGCCGAACACCGGATGCCGGATTCTGCCGGTCGCCGAGTTCATGACCCACGGCATGTTCTTGATGTCGGTAGGCAGCGAGGACCGATCAATCCACACCCGAGCACCCGGGCTGCCACCGGTCCGGACGGAGATTCGCACCGCCCCGGCGATCTGAGCGCGCAGCGGTCGACGCGACGGCGAGGGGCCGCCACGCGACCCGGGCTTCCGAGGCTCAGCCCGGATCGGCAGCGACCGGATCGTTGCCTGCATGTCCGTCTTCAACGGCTCACCGGCCCGGCGGATCCTGCGAGCGAAGTTGGCCTTCAGCCGGGACCCGCCAGCCGCCTTCAGACGGCGGGACATCTGGATCAGCTGCCCCGTGCCGGTGATCTGGACGCTGCCTGCCATCAGGCCGGGATCGTGACGTTCTCGGCGGGTTCCGAGGTGACCGCGAACTGAACCTGCACCTGCGCGGCCTCTTCCATCCCCCGGAGCTTGCCCTGCGCCAAGACGCGCACCGGGAAGACATCCATCTTCCGGTCCTCAGTGTCGCCCTCGTCCATCCACACCACGTACCCGTTGGTGCCGCGGATGAGGAGGTCACGGACGTCGGTCCCGGTCTGCGACGCGTACAGCGTCAGCGACGAGTCGTCCGCGCTGATCGCCCCGTCGATCTTCGAGTTGAACTTGGAGCCCAGCGCCGGGGTCTCGACGACGGCGGACACGATCTGCCAGCCCTCAACGGCACCCACCTCCACGCTGAGCTCGGTCCCGGCATCCAGCTCGGCCCGCGTCGGAGACGTCTTGTCGACGACCGTCGGAACCCAGGACACCTTGGTCAGGCCGCGGCGGTAGTAGCGCACCGACGAGGCGATAGGGGTTGCTGCCATCAGACGTTCTCCTCGTCAGAGACGGCCCGCCGACGCTTACCGGCCGAGGGCTTGGAAATGGGAACAGGGGCAGGCTTGGGCTCGACGACGACCCAGCCCGCGGCCCGGTGTACCGGAACGGCGGACTCGCCGACCTCGATCTGCTGCTCCTCCGGCAGATCGGGGTGCCGCATGTGCACGGTCATGACGTAGCCACCCGGATGACGCCGACCGTCACCGAGGTGACCGCGTCGTAGGTGATGGCGCACCGCCCGGTGGAGGAGTCGCGGTACCGGTCAGTGACCGGGATGACGGCCTCGGTACCAGCCGCCACTTCGACGGCCCGGTCCGCGACGGCCAGGCCGTCGACCGTGCCCGGCGTCGCGAGCGTCACCGTGTGCGCGCTGGCGTCAGCATTGTTGACGACCAGCAGCACACCGGCCCCGGTCGCGCAGTCGTCGCCCGCCAGCGTGGCGGCGACGAGCAAGTTGTCGATGCGCAGCCCCGTCAGCGGGACCACGTTGGTTGTGAGCGCGGCCATGTCTCTCCTCAGATGGTCCGGCAGACGAGGGTCAGCACCAGACGGGCTTGCATGCCCACATCGGTCTGCTCCTGATACAAGGCAGTGCCGCCAATGGAGCACTGAAGTCCGGGCAAGCCGGCCGTCGGATCGGCGTGCAGCACGCCGCCAACCGCGACCAGCAGTTCGTAGACGCGAGCCCTGGCCGCCTTCACATCCGTGTCGCCACGGCGGGCCAGCAAGGTGACCGGAAGGCGAATGTCTTCCTCACGGGATACTCCGAGCCCCGCCCAGTCCTCCTCGGTGACCGCGGCCTGGCCGTCACCGTTCGGATCCCCGTCGAACCCAACCAGAATCCAGTCGTCTCGATCGGCCTCGGTCAGCTCGGGGCCGTCGGCGACCCCCGCCTCAGTGAGAGCCGGGTCGGTGCCGAACCGGCTCACCAGCGCATCGATCAGCTCAGGCACGCGGGACACTAGGCCACCCCCGGGGGAAGTCGGTCCGGATCCAGCAGCTGCAAGGCGCGGTTCGGGATGGCGAAGCCGAAGCCCGGAATCGGCTCGGTGACCGAGTAGTCCTCCGAACCTGCAATCGCCGGCCCACGGCCACTGCCTCGCTGAGTGCGCCAAAGGTGCTGCAGAATGATCCGGGCCGCATGCGAGAAGTTCGCCTGCACGATCGCGCGACCGGCGACGTAGGTGATCCGCAGCGGACCGCGGAAGCTCCCGCCGTCCTTACGAACGACCAGGCCTGTCTCTGCGTCCAGGTCGAGGTCCGCCGCGTCATAGGTGACGCCGCCGGTGAGCACGGGTTCCACTGACGTGATCGAAAGGGCGGGAGTCCGCCGCAGCGCCAGCGCTGTAGCAGCCTTCTCCCGATGCGTCTCCACAACCGTTCTGCGGATGATCGGACCCACGAAGTGCTCGATGACCCGCGCAGTGGATTCGATCCAGCCCCGCAGCTCGTCGTCATCGCCAGTCGACGAAGCAGAGATGTTCAAGTGCTTCTTCGCGTCCGCCAGCGACAGTAGCGACGGCGGGGCAGCTTCCCGAACGTCGAAGCTGTCCGTGTACGCCCCTGCGTTGATGCCGGTGGCCACCCAGCGGACGACGTGGCGGCCAGCCTGCAGGGTCGGATAGTCGTAGGCGTAGACGCCAGTGGAAACCGGTGCAACCGGGGAGACGGCCGTCGTCGTCCCATCCGGCAGGGTCACCGTCAGCGACATGGCGCCGGCATTGGCCAGATCTCCGGCGGCATCCTTCACCGTCGCACCGAGGGGCACGACCGAGCCGAGGTCGAACGGCATGTCATCCTCCGCTCAGTGTTGAACCTGTCCTGACCAACGGACCCAGGCCAGCCGCTTGTCGGTCCGAAGGCGCCACGAAGCCAGCGCGGGCGATGTTGAAGCTGTCGAACTCGGCGTAGTCGTCGGTACCGTTGTTGCGGTGGCCGGCCATGATGACGCTCAAGTTCGTGTCAGCTACCCACGCTGGCGACTCGCTCGAGCGGCCCACGGTCCATGCCGTGCCGTCCGGTGAGGTTTCCCAGTACAGGACCCCTGCCGCCTCACGCAGCCGAAGCCACGCGTGGTCCGTCGGCGAGTAGGTCAGCACCACGGCCGCGCCATCGAAGTAGCCGGACCGCGACGCCAGCGACAGTTGACCAGTCACGGCGTTCAAGCTGAAGCCGCCATCCGTGCCGCCCGTGCTCGTGATGACCAGCAGTTCGGCGAGGGCTTCCACTGTCGCGCCGCCTGCAGCCGGTGGCACCACCCGGCAAGCCACCTGCGAGTCAGCCAACGTGTACACCGACGCTGACTGGTAGGCAGAGAACGCCGTCGAGCAGGGCACCCGGGCCAGTCCTGCCTCCTCGACGACATCCCCATACGACCCCGACCAGAGGACGACGTCACGACTGGCATCGTCGAAGTCGTCGCGCAGCATGCCGAAGGCGGGCATCAGGCCCTCGTCGGCGGCATCTTCCGGCCGTACCCCAGGAGTACCGTCGCCCCGTACACGCCGCCCGTGGCCGGCGCGCCCGACACCGTCGACACGACGCGGAGATACCTCTGGTGCCCGGTGTAGCCGATCTCGTGGACCCGCTCATCGTTCGCCGACGTGATCGCAGGCTCGGCTCCCTGCAGGAACTCGGCGCCGACCGCAGTCCAGTCCGACCCGTTCGGCGAGTCCTGGACCTCGATCGTGTGCGTGCCGTCCGTGACCGTTCCGACCTGGATGAGGATCATCGCAGACCGGGCAGCGTCGCCGTCGACGAGCCGGTCCACCGACGCTCCCGTGGCGGTCGATGCGACCAGCGCAGGAGCGATGGACGGCTTCGCGACCACCGTGTTGTAGACAGAGCGCCTCACGACGTCCCCTCCTTGCCGATCTCGTTCTTCTCTGCCGTCGGCGGCTTCGCGGCCGTCTTCTTCGCCAGGGGCTTCCGTGCCGGAGGCGCGACGGATCGCTTCTCACCCGGTTCGGCGGTCGCCTGCTCCACCTTCGGAGCCTGACGTGCAGCCTTCTCCGATACGTGCGTCTCGACGTCCTCGAAGAGATGCTCGCGGCCCTTGATGACGGGATCGGAGGCGTCGACGAGCTGCCCGACCGTGACCATGCGCGGCACGCCGCTCACCGACACGGCGAACGCTGCCTTGCATCGCTTGATCGCCATTGCGTTCCTTTCCGCAGCAGGCGGGGCCCGAGAAGGCTCTCGGGCCCCGCTGTGCCGCTACGTGGGATCAGGCAGTCGTCTCAACGTTGAGCAGACGCAGGGCGGCGGCGTTCACGACGTCGGCCCCGACGCGGTAGTACGCGTACCAGCCGCGCGACCCGGACGGGCGGTTGTTGCCCGTCGCGAACAGGTGCGGGATGAACTCGACCGTCATCCCCACCCGGTCGGCGATCACGTAGGACTGCAGATCGCCGTAGGCGAGGACGTAGTTGTCGGCCGTGGCCGTGGCGTCGAACGCGCCGTCCATGTCCTCGGCCTCGAGCGCCGGGCGCCCCAGCAGCATCGGCGGGACATCGGCCGCGAGCCGCTCCCACATCTGCGCGCCGCCGCTGGTGTCGAACTGGCGGACCAGGTTGTAGATCGCCCGGTTCGCCAGCCACGACGCGTTGCCCCGGTAGCGGGCCGGGAGCGCCTGGTCCATCTTGTAGATGTCCGCCGCGGCGAACGTCTCCGCGGTGGTCGGCGCGACCTCGGACGAGGTGCCGGCCAGAGCCGTCACCAGACCGGTCGGCTGCCCGCTCCCGGTGCCCGTGGTGAAGGCGGCGGCCTCGAGAGTGTCCTTGCCGAACGCGAGAAGCCGCGCGACTTCCTGGGTGACGTTGGCCTCGTCCTCCAGTGCCTCGATGGAGATGGGGACGAAGCCCGCCGCCTTGTGCACCGGGACGGTCGGCTGGGCGAAGGTGGTGGAGTCGTCGGAGACCTCGGCGCCCTCCGCGTCCCAGCTCCACGAGACAGCTCCGGAGGAGACGCCGTTCCACACGTCACCGGTCGCGACGACCGTGCGGGCCGCCTCACGGATCTGGTTCCGGGAGCCGTTGGCCGTGATGATGACCGTCGGGTCGAGCTGGAAGGGAACGAGGTAGCCGCCGGCCGAATCGGTCAGCGACATGGCGCGCTCGAGAGCCCGCTGCTCGTCCTGCGACAGCATGTGCCCCTTGCCGCCGGCGCACTTCGACCAGGCGCGCATGTACTCCGGGCTCGAGGTCGCGAGCACCAGCTTGGCGATACGGGAGTCGCCGTCGTCCCACCGCTCGACGATCTGCGTACCGGCCTGCCGGACGAAGTCGTCAGCGCCGGCCATCTTCTCGATGGCGGACAGGGAGCGGGCGCGCAACTCGTGGGCAACCTGCGCCTTCGACTGGCCGAAGGTACGGACCTCACTGAGGTCCCAAGGGTTGCGGAACCGCCTGTCCTCGACCGAGTCGGGGTTCAGGATCGGGTCGACGTCGTAGCCGTCACGCGCGGTGGTCGGCGTGCCGCCCTCGATCTTCACAGCGCTCGGGCGGCGCTCGGTCACCGAGGTCGCCGAACGGACCCGCTCCAGAGCCGACTTCCGTTCCAGCTGCTTCTTGTGGTCGTTGACGTCGGTGAACTCCTGCGTGAGCTCCTCGAAGCTTCGCTCGTCCTCGGACGTCAGGACATCCTTTTCGCCGAGCCGCTCGAGCTCAGCCTGGATGTCGTTGAGGCGGATCACCGCCTGGGAGTGCGAGAGTTCCATCACTGCTTGTCCTCTTCGATGGGCGGCAGCGTGGCCTTCATGTCCTTCGCAATATCGCGGATATAGGACCTGAGGCGTTCCTGCCTGGTGGCTTCCGGTGTGGACGGGTGCCCATCGGAGGGCGGCGCGTCGGTGGTGCTGGGGGCTGGCGGGTGCTCACGCTCAAGCGGCGCGCCATGAGTGGTCTCGGTGACCGGGTGCCCGGTGGGCGGCGCGGTCGATTCCTGAAGGTTGCGGAGCGTGTCGCGGACCTGACGCCCCAGTTCCTCGGGGTCCATGCGGGTGTTGACGTCAATGACGACGTGCTCGCCGCGCGCCATGTCGCCGGGCCGCTGGAACAACAGAGAGACGGCAACCTCCCGGCGCAGGTCTGGATCCTCCGGAACGGCAGGTGCGGAAGTCGCAGCATCCCGGGCCAGGGACTGACGGATCTGCCGAGCCATGTCGTCACTGCGGAACAGGTCGTCCGCCATGCCGCGCGCTCGTACCGACACAGCCGTGCCGGCGTATGCCGGAAAGACGACCGGCCCCAGCTCGCGACACTTCAGCTCGATCAGCTCCCGTCGCAACGGGCCCCGGTCACCCGGCATCCACAGCAGGTCGAGAACCTCCTCAGGCCGGACGAGCTTGCCGTTGACGTCGCGCCACTCCTCACGCACGACCTCGAAGCGGAACGACATTCCGTTGACGGAGCCCTCGGAGATCGCATCCCGGACCGGCTGCATCAGCCAGTTGTCCGTGATCCGCCCCTCCACATAGAGCCCCTGGTCGTCCTCCCGCAGATCCGTGATCGACCCGATCGGCAGCGACCCGATCAGCGGATGCCGACCGTGGTCGAACTGCATCACGGGCGTCGACTCGCGGATCGTCTTACGGAAGGCGCCCTTACGGATCGTCTCCGTGAACCGCCCCTCCCACGAGTCGATCTCGGTGTCCTGGCCGAACACGGCCGCATAGCCGGTGAGGCCACGGCCGTCACCCGGACTGTCGTCGTCGGCTCGCTGAAATGAGAACGGCGCCGACCTTTCCAGGTCGCGCGCCGCAGGATGCAGGGGCATTACGCCTCCTCGTCAGGTGGTATGGGCTCGGTCGGCGGCCCGGTACCGCCTGGCTTCTGGAGCTGAACGGAGAAGAGACCGGTGTGCGTCAGGAGGTCCCAGTCCTCGGACATCACGGCGTGCTTCACGGACTCGGCCTCATAGCCGGCGTCGACGAGTGCCCGGATCGTGCGGGACTGCAACCCCTGGATCTCGGCGGCGTCCTTGCGGTCCTCCCGCAGGAACGGAACATCCCGTGCGTCGTACCAGAGGCGCACGGCCCCGGATCCGCCACCAGGAGGCGCCACAAGGCGCGAGAAGCTGCCTGCCACGTTCTGCCACAGTGGATGAATCGTGCCGTCCGCGAACCGGCGCCTGGCCTGCCCGTAGTTCGAATACGTGGCGGCCTTCAGGCCCTCTGACAGGCCCACAATGATCGGAGGCACGCCGGCCGCCGCGGCAATCCGCGTCTCACCGGCACCCTGCGTGTTGCTGAAGTCCAGCTGCTGGAAGTCCCTGCCCACCACACTGACATCGGCACCGCCGCCCAGGTACATCGTCTTGTAGGCGTTCGACGCCCCCTTGTGGGCGGCATCCGCTTTCGCCCGGAACTTCTCCAGAGCGTCCGGCTGAACCTCACGGGCGAACTTGACCACAAGGTTCGGGGTGGCCGCGTTCTCCATGAAGCTGCGCTTGTGCCGCGACATGAGGTTGTCATTCGCGGTCTCTCGCAGGATCGGCGTCAGCCACGACATGCCCCTGAAGCTGGCCATGGGGTCTGGCTTCGGAGCGAAGTGCACCACCTCGTCCACGAGCAGCGGCACCGGATCTCCGTCCGGCTCCGAGTACAGGTAGCCGAGACGCTTGTAGCCCATGTGGCCGCCGCGGAACTCCCGGCGCTCCAACACGATCTGCACCCAGTCCGGCCGCAGCCGCACCAGATCGCCATCCTCCGACCGGGCCCAGTAGGAGTTGCCCGCAAGGTCCGCGTCCTGAATGACCCGCGCCAGCAGATCCTGAGTCGTCCCGCCCACCCACGGCTCCTCCAGCAGCCGCAGGTCCGACGAGCCGAACATCTCGCTGGGGCGGCCCTTGTTCAGCCGCTGCCACAGGAACCGCGTCGCCGAGAACACGTCCTGCCTGGCAGACATGCACGCCCAGATCACCGGGTTCGTCGCGAACAGCGTCGCGTACCCGGGGAAGTCCGTCGGCACCCGCTCCGCTGCCTGCCCCGGCTGCGTCTGCGTCATCCCCAGAGACGACCAGCTGCCATAGCCCAACGACTCCTGCAGAGCCTGGGCATAGTCGTCGAGCGTCGCGATCGCACGCTCCTCCTCGGGGGGACGCCCGCGGATTGCCCGCCACAGACTCGTCACGGGCGTCCCACCTTCCCGCCGCCCTCAGCAGGGCCCACATCGGCCAGGAACAGGCACCAGGCCGCGAACACGACGCCGGCCGCCACCAGTCCCACAGCCAAACCCACAGCCATCGCCACGCCGACAGAAGCGGTCGCGCCTCCAGCCAGAACTCCCAGACGAGAAGCCGCCACCCTGCTCACCCGAACGCGACCCACGGCTCGACCTCCTCCTCCGGCTCCTCAACTTCAGCCGACAAGCCCCACCGGGCGAGCGTCACACCCACCAGCGGGCTGATGTCCACGCCCACGCCCCGGCGGGCCCACGCCCACGCCTCACCCAGATCACGCTTCCTTGCCCCCGCCAGAGCCGTCGCTAGAGGTGCCTGATCCAGATGCACGATGTCGCCCGAGGCGACCGCGTCGTAGAAGGAGCCGCACGCCTGCGCGATCTGCCGCACCTTCGGCTTCACCACCTCGACCTCCAGGGCGCGCTCCAGGTCGGCAATCAGCGATCCGGCCGGGCCGCCGGCATCCACCACCCAGCAGCGCGGAGACCAGCGTTCATGCAGGTCACGGGCCCGCTCCACCACCCAGTCCATGCCGGGCCGGTTCTCCACCACCTCGACATGAACCGCTTCGCCACTCCGGCCGGCCACGCAGATCGACGTGTGCGACCGCTCAGGCGTCATGTCGATGGCGAACGCCACCGGATCCGACGCCCCGCTGTCGCCGTCGGCGAGCGCCCGCCACGCGTCCTCGCCGATGACGGACCAGGTGTCTGCGTAGTCGGACGGGTACTCGCCCACGCCCAGCCGCTCACGATTGAAGATGGCTTCCCCCATGGACAGGCGCTCCCGCTCCGTGTGAGCCAGCGACAAGCGATATCCGAGCGCCGGATTCGCCCGGGCCACAGACAGCGGCGACCGCGGGTCATCGTGCTCACTGCAGCCCTGACTGCACTCCGTGACGTGCGGGGCAATCGACCACTCCATATACGCCAGCGAAGGATCCGACTCGCCCGACTCCATGGCGTCCAATGCCCGCTGCCGCAGCCTGCCTAGCTGCATCGACGGAGCGCCGATGCCGGCGCTGCCCAGGTACCAGATCTGCGGATTCTTCACCGCGGCCATCGTCGGCATGAGAGCGCCCATGGCATCGTCGCCGAGGATCATCGCCTCGTCGAGGATGTTCAGATTGCCGGTGAAGCCCCGGCCGGAGCCGCCCGAACGGGCCAGGAACCGCAGCCTGGCTCCGTTCACCATCTCGATGGCTTCCTCGCCCGTCGTGCGGCGCACGTTGCGTACACGCTTCCGCAGCGAGTCCGTGTTCATGATCAGGCGCTCGATACGGAGGAAAGCCTCCTTTGCCGTCTTGAACTCGTGGGCGCTGTGCAGGATCAACTGCTCGCCAAGCAGGAAGAGCCCGGCCAGCTCGCGCGCCTCGATCACGCCGCCTTTGCCGTTCTGACGTGGCACGTTGACGCACGTCTCGAACGCCGACCATGAGCCGTCGTCGCGCTCACCCAGGCCCACGTGCAGGACGAACTTCTGCCAGTCGTCCAGGATGAGCCCCGCGGCCGCAGCAAGCTCCACCGCCTCCTGGCCCGACGACGAGGTGAAGGCGGGGAAGGTCACGATGCGGGGCCGCTGGTGCCCGCGGGCGTCAGGGACGCGGTCAAGCGCCGCGGCGCTTCGCTCGACGATCTGCGAGGTCATCGACTGCGTCCCCCTCCTCACCCACGGGCGCGAGCGCGCGCACCGTCTTCATCAGAGCGTTCAGCTCTCGGGCGACGACGGCACGTGAGGTCGGGGCGTCCGTACCGTCGAACGCCTTGGCCAGTTCGATCGCCAGCTCGGCGAGGCCGGGCGTCGTCGAGTGGGCGTTGAGATCGTTGAGTTCGGCCTCGATCTGGTCGGCGACCATGACGATCACCCCCGCTCGAATGGCTCATCGAGTCGCCACTAAAACGTGATCTTGCGCGCTTCCGTTTTAGTGGGGAGTTACACAACGTTACATCACAGAGAGTGACGGCCCACTAAAACAGGAATTCAAGATCGTTTGTTTTTGATCTTTCAAATCGGTCACGCAAAAATTTGGGCGAGAAGGGCTTTTGGGTCGCCCGGTCCTCCGAATCCCACGATGGTCCGAGGCCCCCCTCCCTGGGCGGCCAGCCGCACGATCAAACCTGTTCAGCTCCTCATTGCGTGATCGAATCGCTGATTGTGACCGCATGTTCGCGGGGCTCGTAGCGCTGCTGTCCGAGGGAGTCGCCGACGCTAGGCGTCGGCGCTCGCCTGTCACCCATGCGGGGGTGGCGCCCGTGCCCACCCTGCCGGTCACCGGCAGGCAGTCACCAGGGGTGACATGACTCATGGTCACCACGACCGTGACGTCTGGCGCGTGACGCTCTGTGCGCCACGCTTGGCGTGCTGGTTGTACCAGCGGGTGGCCACTGCCTGCATGCCGTCGTGCCGCATGTCTCTCACGCGCTGCATGACGATGTCGCGTCCGGGGTCGACGGTGACGACCTTGGCATCCAGCCTGCGGTACCGGGCCAGCGCCTTGGGGCTGGGCATGGTGTGGATCAGGTAGACGTCCACCTTGTCGCGATGCTTGACCGCCTCGTCGACTGCTGCGAATCGTGCACGGTGCGCAATCTTGAGGAGTGTCTCGTCGTGCTGCCATTGTGGGGCGCCAGGGCCAGCGAGTGCGAGGGCGATGCGGTCGAGGTCGATGACGACGTCGGTCGGCTTGGCCCGGGCGTGGATCCACGAGCTCTTGCCCGCGGCTGGCGGGCCCGTGATGACGTACAGCACAGCCTCACCACCTGCGTGACGTGCCAGCTGCCTTGACGGTCATGCGGTTGCCTCGCGCGCTGTTGCAGCGCCTGTGAGCGCTGCGGGCGTTGGCTGGGTCGTGCAAGTCGCCGCCCTTGGAGAGTGGGACGAGGTGGTCGAGGGTGAACGCCCACGGTGACCGCTGCCCGTCCTGGCCGACGAGCTGGTAGTCGATGGCCCAGCCGCACACCCAGCACGGCAGGCCGAGCGCCCGCTGCTGCTCGCAGAGTCGGCGGTAGCGGCGCCCGTTGCGCGGGTTGCCGGCCACGGGCGCTCACCTGCCTTCAGGTCATCCGCGGTAGTTGCTGGTGTAGCGGGGGTGGTCGCCGTACCCGTCTTCGCAGCCTTCGTGTTCGTCGGGCCAGCCGCCGTGGCTGAGGACGAACCCGTATCCCTGGGTCTTGGTGCAGCCCTTGTCTTCCCAGTCGCCGGCCGCGAAGGTCCAGATCATCAGGATGATGAGGGCGATGCCGATCTTGGTGGTTGTGGCGATGCGCTGCTTGGGCGCCATATCTGACATGCGCGCGATTGTGGCCGCATGACGGGCCTGCCGTGAAGCGGAATAGGCGTTCCGTGACAGAAGGGAGTCCCGCCGCCGTGACGGGGGGTTGGCATGGCGGCGGGACGATCAGGCGGCGCGGGCTGCCCAGGCGGCTTCGCGCTCGGCTGCGGCAATGGCGAGCTGGTGCTTTACGTCGTCAAGGTCCGGGCGGTTGTAGAGGGTGGGGGCTCCCTTGCCTTCGCCCTCAAGGGCCGGCTGCAGGAGGCCGCGCCTCTTCCATTGCCTGATGGTCGATTCGGCAACGCCTGCGTACTCTGCGGCCTGCTTGTTGTCGAGGAGGTCGCGAGGGTAGAGCTCGTGAATGCGCGCCATGAGACCCCCCTGACATGCAGAAACCCCCGCCGGATGAGCGGGGGTTCGCGAGGTTGTTGAGGCATAAAGCTATCGCCAGCTCTTAGTGTTACAGCAGGTCACAGGGTTTTGCAAGTAGATCCCTAATCGGTGATCTGCGGCAGCCCTTCCGAGGCTCGTATCTCATTCACCAGCGCCAGCAGTTCGGGCGCCGACAGCACTGTTGCCCTGCGCGGGGCTTGGATGCTCCGTCAGACTGCTTTCATGCCTACGGTGTTCAGCGTTCAGGCCGCCTCGCGGTCGGAGTGTGAGCGGCAGCTTGGGTTGCTGTGTGCGCGGTTGGGGTTGCGGCCGTCGCTTCCGCCGACGAGGTCGCCGGGTACGGACCGGTGGCTGGCACGGGCTGCGGCCCCGGCCGGTGAAGGCCAGGGCCGCGGGTAGAGTCGCGCTCGGGGTGCTATAGGGCGGGCTGGCCGCTGCCGGGGCATGTTTCGGTGCCGGTGCCGTTCCGCTGGTGCATTGCGGTGGGCTGGCCTTTCGGGGCGCCGACGCCGGCTCCGCAGACGGGGCAGTTCCCGGCGATTCTGCCGGGGTCGAAGCGGTTGCACATATCAGTTCCTCCTGGTCGGGGTGGTGCCTGATAGAGGTGGTGCGGGCCGCCCCGCGTCGGGGCGGGGAATCAGAAGGTGGTCTGCAGTTCCCGGCCGCCGATGCTCTGCCCGGCTCGGGCTGTGTGGTGGAAGAGGCAGAAGGCCCTGGCGCCGTCGTGGAAGGTGGCCCCGAATCCGGGGTGTTTTGCCTCGCTGCTGTAGCCGTAGGCCTTCTCGATTCGTTTGTCGCCGCTGTTGGCGAGGGCGGCGGCGAGGTATTCCTGTGCCCGCGCCGGGGTGATCTGTCCGTTGTCGAACAGTTGCGGGTATGCGACTTCGGCGGGCGGCTCTCCTTCCACGGGGACCTCGGGCCCTTCCCACTTGTCGCCAGGCGCGGCTGCTGCGGTGATGCCGAGCCACACCTGTGCGCCGGTGCTGAACGTGATGTGCAGGCCGCGGAGGTGTTCGGCGCCGCGGTCCCATGGCTCGACGGATTGGACGTCGGGGGCTTGGGCGAGTGCGGACAGGGCGAAGGTGTGGAATGTGTCGAGGCGCATGTCTGGTGGGTTCCTTCCGTGGCAGCGGCCGGGACAGTCTAGGCGGGGGGCTGGGCGCGGCCCGGGCGGGCTTCGGGCCAGTGCGTCGGCAGGGGCGGTCACAGTCTGTTGCTGGTCTTGCCGAGCCACCGGTTCTGGTTGGTCACGGTCTGGTGGGTCTGGGTGACGGGCCCGTTGTAGTGGTGGTGATGCTCGGCGGGCAGGGCGTTCTTCGCCCGGCCGAGGAGGCGACTGAGCGCGAGGACGAGGACGGCGGGGGCGCCGAAGACGATGGCGCAGACGACGGGGTCGGCGTACCCGGAGGCGTACATGACGAGCGAGCTGGTGCCGCCGACGGCGACGGTGAGGACGCTCCCGGACAGCATGAGGACGCTGGCGTCGGTCGCACCCTGGCTCATTGGGGGCCGGCCGGGCTGCGCCACGGGCGGGGTGGTGCCGACGGCGGGGACGGGGGTCGGGTCGCGGAACGCGGTGGTGATGATGCGCTCGGCCTCGAGGGCGGCGGCTTCGTCGGTCAGGGCGGGGGTGGTGGGGTTGGTCTCGGTGGTCATCGGATTCTCCGGTCGGTAGGGGTGTGCGGGGGCTGTGCGGGGCGGTGAAGTTGCAGGTCGCGGGGTGTGCGACCCCCTGTGCAGCGGGCCGGTACCCCTGTGTGGCGTGCACAGGGTGAAGCGTCGTCCGCACAGGGGTCACACAGGTGCAAACATGGGCATATTCGAACAGACACACAGGAGCAAATAGGATCTATCAGGCGCCCTGGAGGGCTTCCACAGTCCATCCCCAGACGCGCTTGCCTTCGAGCGGGAACTGAACCGCCGGCACCTCGACGTCGAGTCCGGCAAGCCGGTCCTTGAGGGCCGATCCGGCCCGGGACGCGTACCGCAGATCGCTCTCGTCGTCGGCCTGGACGAACTCTTCATCCACCGTGGCGAGGTAGGCGAAAGCCTCCGCCCGAGTCACGTTGCCTCGCCCGGTCGCCGACGCGGCCTTGACCAGATGATCGAGGATCGTCACCTCAGGCACGACCGCGACAGGCAGCGTGCCCGCCCCCTGCCGCAACGCGTAGGCCCGCTCAAGGAGCAGGGCTACCTCGTCATCGTCGTAGTAGTCCGAGCGGGACAGCTCCGGCTCCGCAGCCTCACCGGACATGAAGATCCCCACGCCGCGCTGCGACTTCAGGATGCGCTGCGCGTTGTGGCCGTTCGCCGCGTAGCCCTTGCCGAGGATCGTGTCCGACGCCTCGGGGGTCATGCAGCGCATCGCCCACCGAATCGACAGGATGTCTCGGATCCCGGTCGGCACCGAATCGGAGTCGGGCTTCTGCGTGGCGGCGAGGGTGATGATGCCAAGCGCGCGGCCCTGCTGCACGATCAGCCGCAGCAGGCGTTCCATCTCCTCTCGCGTCTTCCGCTCCGCTGCCGCGCCGTAGGACGACCACTCGTCGACGAGGAGCACGGCCAGGCAGACGCGCGGGTCGACAGCCGCCATGTCCTCCGTGAGCTTGCGGGATCCGTGCTCCTTCGCGAGGGCGCGCCGCTCCGGGATCTCCACGTTCCAAATGTGCTGCAAGATCTCCAGCAGGCGATCGGGGTCTCCGTCGGTGTCGTACATGGCGGCGATCTGCTCGAACGGGGTGATGTCCGCGCCGGCCTTGCCGTCCGCGAGGTACATGCGGACGGCCGGGTCGAGGGCTGCGGCAAGCAGCAGGTCGTTCGCTGCGCCGGACTTGCCGGAGCCTGGTTCGCCGCCGAACAGGCCGGAGCGTTCCACCCACGACACGTCGATTCGCTGCCCGCGCAGGTTGACGCCCATGGGGATCGGCCGCCACAGGTTCACCCGCTCTACGTCGAGAAGCGGGCCACGATCTGGCTTCGACGAGAAGGGGATACGCAGGGACACGCGCAGCTTGATGCGGTCCTCCCGCTCTCCCCTCACCTGGGACATCTGCTGCACGGACACGCCGAATGCGTTCGCGAGGCCGGCTGTCGCGCCGAGCGCCTTCGCTGCGGGAGTGCCGGACGGCAGCTCGAATTCGACCTGCCATGCGGTTCCGTCGGCGGTCAGCGTGCACGGTGTGAGCAGCTTGAGCACGTCGTCGGAGGAGATGACCTTAGCGTCCCGGTAGGCGCGGTTGACCATCTCGTCGGTCATGCGGTCCCCGTCGCCGATCTTGGCGTCATGGTCGGTGTACAGCTCGCCCGCGTCGGTGCGGCGGCCGAGCAGCGCGAAGGCGAGGAGCGCCGAGCCGGTGGCCAGCAGTCCGCCCGTACCGCCGGCCAGGTAGAAGCCGGCTCCCTCAGCGGCGGCGATCGGGGCGAGAGCGGCGCCACCGCGGAGGGCGCGCTTGGCGCGGGCGCCCTTGCGTGCCGCCTTGTACTTGGTCATGGCGGATACCGAGTCGGCGAATGCTCCCTCCATCTCCCGGCGACGCTTGTCCTTCTCCTTGCCGGGGACGAGCCGCTTGTCGTGGGCCCACTTGGCAGTCTTGTAGTCGCGCTGCGCTTGCTGGACTTCGTGGCGGGCGACGGCGACCTGGACGCCTTCGGTGCCTTGCACCCACAGGACGGTGCGGCGCATACCGCGGAAGGTCTGGGCCGTGTGGCCGTGCTCGGTGGTCTGCCGCCGCACCCAGCGGCGGAAGCTGCGGGTGGAGTTGATACGCCCGACGGCGCCACGGGCCTTCCAGCCGTCACCGGTGCGCGTCCACTCGGGGACCAGCGGTCGATCACCCATGGGGTCCGGCGCGGTGGCGACGGTCTGCGGTGCGGGCGCCTTGTTCGGCTCGCCGACGTAGCCGGCGACGAGCCGCTCCCACTCCGGGTCGGGTGTGCTGCTGGGCGTGGTCTCGATGCTCACTTCTGCTCCTCGGAGGCTGTGGCGGCGGCCTGCTCGAGGGCTGCCTGCTTCTTCGCGATGTCGCTGTACGGCTGCGTGTCGCCCTTGGTGCGGCGGGGCGGGGTGCCGCCGTTGAACCGGCGTCCGTCGGGGGCCTCCGGGTCCTTCTTCGGGCGGGGTTCCTTTTGGGAAGTGACCTGCGAAAAGTCGCCGATTATCGGAACGCCGGTGGCGACCTTCATGCGGGCCTGCGCGGCCTTGGAACGGGCTTCGATCTCGGGGGTGATGCCGACAACCTTGGAGCCGGTCTCCCGGTACCAGGCCTCGCCCCAGATCTGCTCGGTGACGTACTGCAGGCCGCGGGCCGCACGCATCGCGTCGGCGGTCTTCCACACGCTCTCGTGGCTGGCGCGCCGGTCCGCGTCCTTCCGCGCCTGCTCCTCTTCGGCCGCCTTCTCGGCAGTCGCCTTCTCGGCAGCCGCCTTGTGCTCGGCGTCCTGCTTTTCGAGGCGGGCCTTCTCCTTCGCCGCCGCCTGCTCGTCGGCGGCACGAGCGGCTGCCCTGCGCTCCCGCCAGGACGGGATGCCGTCGGCCTGCTGCGCCTTTCCGTGCTCGTAGGCCATGAGGACGATCGGGCCACCGAGGGAGGCGATGGCGCCGATGAGGCCGGCATTGAAGCCGATCTCCGGCTTCGTGAGGCCGCCATGCAGGTTGATCGCCGCAGCGATGGCGGCGGAGATCATGATGCCGATGCGGTACGGGGCGACATCCCGACGGTGCGCGACCGCCCACGCGGCGCCGAACGCCAGCACCAGCGCCAGACCCTCAAGCAGGAAGGGGGCTGCCAGGAGGAACTTCCGCGCCGGGTCCCAGAAGTGAAGGAGCTGCACCGGGGCCGCAATCACGAGACCGACGGCGTAGATGCCGCGAGCGCCCCACTTCCACAGCTGCTCGCTGCGCTCCTGCTCGGCGGCGTGCTGCGCCTCCTGGGCGGCCTTCTCTTCGTCTGCCTTCTCGGCCTGATCCTTCTCGGCCGCAGACTTCGCGGCCTCGGCCGCCTTCTTCGCGAGGTAGGCCTTGTGGTCGGCCTGATCCTTCTCCAAGCGAATGCGCTTGCGCTCGTTGGCCAGACGCAGTTCCTCGGCCTGCTCGGCGGCGAGGGCACGGGCAGCGTCGGCCTCACCTTCGGCCTTGATGCGCAGAGCCTTGGCTTCGGCGTCGGCCCGGGTCCGGATGGCTTCCGCCTCGGCGAGCGCGACGGGGTCGAACCGCGGCTCGGCCACGGCGTGACCGTTGACCTTCTCAATGGAGGCGGTGCTCACGGTGATCGGTATCCCTTCTGTGTGCGGTGTGGTTCAGGCGCGCTTGGCGGTGCAGGTGCGCTGGAGGTGGGGCCAGGCGACGGCGCCGAGGCCGAAGCCGAGGAGCACGGGCTGCGAGGCGATCCAGGTGATGACGGGGGTGACGGTCGCGGCGATCGCGCTCCCGAGGCCCGGGAAGAGGAGCAGGAGAGCGACGGCGGCGAGGATCCAGATCAACTGCTTCATGGGTGGTCGGCCCTTCGGGCGGTGGTGGTCGGTGGTCTGCGCCGGTTCTCCACGGCCCCCGTTCGAGACGGGGACCGCGGGCAGCCGGCCAGGCGCTACTGGTCCTGCTGTTCGCGCTTGCGGGCGCCGTCGAGGACTCGCTCGAACTTGCGCTGCAGGTCGCTCTGCTTGACCCGGCCGCCGTACTGCCGGTCATCGGCCAAGCCGCGCTTCGCCATGCGGGCCGTGAGCCACGCGAGCTTGGCCTTCTCGCCGGTGGTGAGCTTCGGGGTGGCCACGGTCACTCCCCGTCCTGGACGGACGCGCCGAGGATGCGCATCGCGGTCTGCTGGCGGTAGTCGCCGGAGTGGAGGGTGAGGTCCCAGGCGGCGTGGTGGCTGCCCTGGTTGAGCTTGTCGGCTGCCTCCTGGATCTCGGTGTTGGTGGGCTGGTAGCCCTTCGGCTCGGTCTTGCGGTTGAACAGGCCCATGGCGGGCTCCTCTCGGATCGGACGGCTGGTCAGCGGTTGCGGCGGGCGTTGGTGATGTCGGTGCGGGTGCACCCGGCACGGAGGGCCTTCTCCGTTGCGTCGGCTGCGGCCTTGGTGGCGCCCCGGGCCTGCCGGCTGGTGAGCCCGAAGTCGTTGATGGCCTGCGCCAGCACGTCTCCGGCGTCGGCTGCGGCACGGGCAGCGGTCTGCTTGTTCATGAGGTTCCTTCCGGGGTCAGGCGGCGAGGTCGGCGGACAGCTGGGTGCCGTGCCGGTGGTCGTGGTCGGCGATGAGCGCCTCGACGCGGCGCAGCTCGAGCTCGTCGCCGTCGCGGAGCGCCCACTCGTAGCGGGCGGTCAGGTCACGGCGGGCCTGCAGTTCGGCCTCGTAGGCGTCGAGGACGGCGGTGGTGATCAGGCGAAGAGACATGGGGGTACTCCTTCGATGGCTTGCGGATGGGTGGGGGCCTCGGCGCGGGGCGGGGGTAGGGTCCGCGCCGAGGCGGTCTGGGGGTTAGCGGCGGTCGGCTCGGGTGACGCCGGCCTTCACCGCGGCGGCGAGGATCCGGTGCGCGTCGCGCAGTTCGGCGGCCGTCATCTCCGGGCCGGTGCCGTTCAGGAAACCGGCGACCTTCGCGTCGGCCGCGGCGAGCGAGGCGGCGAGGGACTTCTTGCTGGGCATGACAGTCCTCCGTGGGTTAGCGGCGGGTGGCTTCGAGGGCCTGCCGACGCCAGGCGGCGTTCTCGGCGGCCTGCTGCGCGGCGCGGGCGGCTTCCTGGGCGCGGCGAGTCTGCTCGGCAAGCAGGGCGTGCGCGGCTGACTTGGCTTCGGCGGCGGTCATCGCTGGCCACCGTCCTTGCGGTCCAGGGCGGCCAGGAGGTCGCGGAGGACGTGCTCGAGGCCGACGGCGGCGCGAATCATCTCGTCCTGGTCGTGGATGTTCGCGGCGGCCTTCTCGTCGAGAACCTCACGAGCCCGCTCGATGGCCTGCTCCAGCGGCGGGACGTAGCTACGCCCCTCCGTCTCCGGGTCGTACAGCGGCGTGTAGGACATGGCCATCACTCGCCGCGGACGCGGCGCAGGGCCTCGTCCATGTCCGGGTCGGAGTCGGTCGCGGCTTGGGCCGTCGCCGCCATGCCGCGGATCTCGGCGGCGAAGCGGACCAGGTCGTCGGCGAACCGGTCGGCCTGGTCGGGGCTCATCTCGTAGCCCTCGCCGCCGTCGTCGACGAACACGAACGCGGACCGCTTGGCCGCGTCGCTGGATCCGGGGTCGATCCCGATCCGGGCGAAGGCGAGGAGCTCACTGTCGCGGCCGATGCGGGGGACGCTCAGGTTCGCGTAGTCGCCGCCGTGCCAGATGTCCTCGATGAAGCCTTCGCCGTTGGCGACATGATCGATCGTGCACCAGTCGAAGCATTCGACGTAGATGCGGGCGCCGGACACGACGGCCGGCACGATGCGGGAGGGGCGGCCGGCGGGGGCGGCCTGTACGGTTGCGCTCATGGTTCGTGCTCCTTGATAGGAAGGCAGTCGGACCAAGGCCCCTTTCGGCGGTACCAGCGCCGGGCGGGGCCTTTCGCTTGCCCAAGTGAAGCACTACAGTAGTGCTACTTGCAAGCCCCACGCCGAACCTCAGAAGAGAGTCGCCGCGCTCGCCCCCGGGAAGCCGCCGCTAGTCTTCGAGGAGGACCCGTGTAGTACTACAGAGGAGGCCCAGACGTGCCCAACGCTGGCAGGAAGACGCCCAGGCGGAAGACGACGCCGGCAGAGATTGCCGCGCACTACCGCAAGCTGATCGAAGACGAGACCCTCCAGCCCGGGGCGGATATGCCGTCCTACCAGGAGGTGATCAAGAAGTTCGAAACCTCGCCGACCACAGTCAATGCGGCATACCGCCTCCTGAAGGCGGAAGGGCTGATCAAGACTGTGCCGGGCGTCGGCACCACCGTCGTCGAACAGTCAGACGTAGCCATCACGGGAGCCGCGCGCCTGAAGCGCATCGAGCGCACCGGCCAGCCATACGCCCCGGGCGAGACAGTGACGAAGCACTGGGTCGGCCTCGTGTCCGCAGGAGATCCGAAGATCGCGGAACTCCTCGACGTGGAGCCGCACGACGAGATCGTCATGCGGCGAAAGGTGCACCGGCGCCCCGGCCGGCCGCCAACGCTGGACATCGCCTGCGTCCACACCCGGGCGCTGGCGGACGTGCCCGAGCTTCTCCAGGAGCAGCCTTTCGAGCGCTGGTGGCAGGAGATCTACACCGAGCGCACGGGACGCGAGGTGACACGTTCCCCGGAGCGGCGCACGGCACGACTCATCTCAAACGACGAGTTGACGGCACTGGGCATCGAACTGCCCAACCATGTCGCAGCCGCCGTACTGGTGGTCGTCAACGTGTTTCACGACGAGGAGGGCCCCCTTGAGGTATGGGAGGACGTCTATCCGCCGGGAGCTTGGCAGGTGGATAGCGAGAAGCCCTGACCCCGGACATGACTGAAGGCCCCTGCCCGCCCGGGCAGGGGCCTTCGTGTTGCCGCAGCTACTCGGCCGCGAGGAGGCGGGCCAGTTCCTCCACCGCCTCAGGCGTGAGGTTCCGGCGCAGGGCGCGGGCTGCGTTCTGTGGGGTGTCGACGGGGACGGTGATCTTCTTGCGCCAGAACCCGGCCTTGACCATCGCGGCGTGGGTGCTCAGCGCGCCGGCGAGAACCTCGGCGTGGAGGTCTGGGCGGTCCTTGCGGAGGCGCCGCAGGCCAGCCTCACGGGAGGTGCCAGCAGGGGATGTGCGCTTCGAGTCCTCCTCGTTTTCAGTGTGCATGTTATACACACTGAAACTCTCAGACCTTCGATCGCCACCATTGGCCACTTGGACCGCACGATCAAATAGATCCAGCGCCAATGCGTCACTCTGCACAAGCGTGCGTACCAATGCGACGGACGCACCGAGTCCTTTCAGGGGAGGCGTGGTGACGAATTCTTCGAAGCGGTCGTACTCGACGAGCTCGCCCCGCTGAGTGACAAACGAGCGCCACGCCTCCTCCGCGAGCACACGCTTCACCAGACCCGGCACAGCCCTCAGCCCGTGGTCGCCACTTCGCAGGGACGAGCCCAGTGCCTCAACGAGGTTGGCGTTCTTCTTCAGGTTCGTCACAACTCCCCCAGCCGCTTCACCAGGAAGTCCTGCATGCGCTCCAGGTCTTCGATCGTCGCCTTGCCTCGGGGCGGGAAGCCCTCTTTGCGGAGCCAGTAGTTGAAGTCCTTCTTCGGCATGCCCATCCGGTACGCCACCTTGCCCGCCAGGGTGTCGACCTCGCCGCGGAGCATCCGCTCACGGCGGTGACGCGGGACAGCGACCACCGGCACAGCTTCGGGCGAGATGACTTCGACGCCGTTCTGCTCCATCGACCGGTGGCCACGGGCGACGTTGGTCGCAAAGGTGGTGGGGATGCCGTTGCTGCGGCACCATGCGGTCGCCCGCTCGATCTCCTCTGGCGTGACTTCGTCGCCGTTGAGGATGGCCCGGTCGAAGGTCGCCTCTGTGGCTGACAGCGGCTGGCGTTCGAAGTCGAAAGCGCCCTGCCCGTACCCGGCGTCCTCGCGTGCCTTGCGCTCCCGCTCGAACTCGACAGCCAGCTGGTGGCGCAGCTCCTCTTCGATGGCTCGCGCGTGCTCCATCAGTGCGGGCACAGCCGGGATGTAGAGGCGGGCGTTGAACTCGTCCCCCTTCTGCATGCGCACGAAGCGGCCGACGACCTGCCGGAAGAAGAGTGGGGTTCTGGTCTTGGTGGCGTACACGCCGACGGCGAGGCGCGGGATATCGACGCCCTCGGACACCATCTTGACCGCGACCAGCCACTTGCTCGTGCTGTCTTTGAAGCGGTCGATATTGCCCTTGGCTTCGGGGTCGTCCGAGAGGACGATCGTGGGCTCCTGGCCGGTGACGTGCTTGAGGATCTCGGCGTAGGCGCGGGCGTGGTACATCTCGTGAGCGACGACCAGGCCGCCCGCGTGGGGGACTTCGGCGCGGAGTTCGTCGAGGGCCTTGTCTGCCTGGGCCAGGAGCGCGGGCATCCAGGGCTGGTTCGGCTGCAGCACGGTGTCCAGCGCGGCCGATACGTCGACCTCGGCGAGGTTGTTGCCGAGGCTGGAGCTGCTGATCTTTCCGCAGTCGGCCCAGCGGGCTTCGCCGTCGTAGGCGTGGAACTCGATGCGGCGACACACGCCGTCGGACACAGCCTCGCCGTACTCGTAGGCGAAGTCGACGATGACCTTGCCGTCGGCGTCGTAGGTGACGAACGGGATGGGGCTGGTCGAGTCTTTGCGCCATGGCGTGCCCGTCAGGCAGATGCGGTGTACGGCGTTCTCGAGTGCGTCGGTGAGGCCGTCACCCCACGCTCGCTGCTCTCCCGCGTGGTGGATTTCGTCCAGGAGGGCGATGGTTCGACGGCGGGTTACGCGCCGCAGCAGGCTGGCGCCGACTCCGCGGGCGGCTTGGGCGTAGGTGACGACGCAGCCGTGATAGCCCTGCTTGTCGTAGTCGTCGGGGCACGAGACCGGCATCAGCGACAGGCCGACCTGCTCTGCCGCGTCTGCCCACTGCTGGCGCAGAGCATCGGTGGGTACGACTACGACGACCCGCTCGGCAGTGCCTTCGTCGACGAGGAGTTTGGCAAGCGACAGGGAGAACCACGTCTTGCCGGCGCCGGGCGTGGCGGCGACGGTGAAGTCGCGCTTCGGCTGGGACAGGAACAGGTCTCGGGCGTGGGTCTGCCATTCGCGGGCGCCATTGGCCACGGTGTTGCCCTTCTTGAGGTTGCAAGTGGGGCAGAGCGCCTGCCCGTTGATGACGTCGGTGGGTCCGCCGTGGGAGTACGGCGTCATGTGGTCGGCGTGCCAGCCGGCCTCGAGTTCGGCACCGCATCGACTGCAGTGCCCGTCGGCTGCGAGGTAGAGGGAGACGCGCTCTGTGGTGTTGAAGCGGCGTCTAGGGGTGGCGTGCGGCTCTTCAGTCACCGCGGGTCCCGTCTGCGAGGTGGCCATCTCTGGCCATGACGTAACCGGATATTCACGAGTATGGCAGCACTGATGCCATGTGAATATTCAAATCAGAGGATGTCACAATTCGGCAGAGTGTGCGGCTACTTGGGGGTAGCTGGACTCACGCCGCGGCCCGCTGTGCGAGCGGGAGGGACAGTGCTTCGGAGTGCCCGTACTGCTGAGCGCAGGCGGGGCAGACGACCTTGGTGGTGTCCAGCGTGATGCGCAACGTCTGGCCGCAGCCACAGGCGACTCCGATACGGCGGGGGGCGCGTTCGCCGGTGATCTGGCCTTCGCACTGGCGCCGGATCTGCCACACCTCAGCAGCGAATTCCGGAAAGGCGGGGTGCTGAGCGGACGCCCAGTCGAGGTTGAAGCGGAGGGTTTGGACGGCGGCGTCGAGCTGCTGCTGGAGGGTGCCGCCGCGGGTGCGGTGGGCGCGGCCGTGGTCGGCCCAGTCGTCGACCCAGGTC